GTCTTAGCTTTGTCTTGTCACGTTTCAAAGGCACCTTCTGCAAGAACATCTTGCTTACCTGACAAATCTTGGTCCGGTGTAGCATTATCAGCTACATTTAAGATTGTCCGAACTTGTGAAGCTGTCAATGCTTCCGGAGAACCAGCACCGGCTGTTGTTCGACCCATAATAGTAGAAGTAGCAATATTCTGCATCTTTGCAAAAGTAACAGCCAAGTTTGATATCTGACTTGTACCTATAGTTCCAACTAAATCTGAAACATTTCCACTCAAAGCAATAGCTGCTAGTTCACTTGTGTCTAGTGTTGTATTGATCCATATAGCGGCCGTCGCTGTTGCATCGACACATCTGTACGCTTCATTATTTGAAACGTCGACCCATAAAGAACCGACCTCAAATACTCCCTCTCCGGACGTATCGGCTGAGTCGTCGTTGGCTGTCGGTGCGGCTGTAGCATTTAATTTATTTGCACTCCTATAATACCGGCGACTTTGCTCTTTTCAGCATCGGTAAAAGCATTTGTATTAGACTCACCCTCGTAAGCTGATTTGATTTCAGATCCACTCTGATCAGTAGTCGCCCCGGACTCAATATTATCTAATTTAGTCTTGTCTCCATTGCAAATGCGCCCTCTGATGGTGGCTGCTGTGCTGAGTCTGCCTTACCTAAAGATAAACGAATAGCCTCGCTCACCTTAGCAGAGACAACAGCATTGTCTTGTATTTGAGAAGTCGAGACTACAACGAGGTCCGCGACAAGTTGTGTTGGAAACCTGACGTCTGTAGTTTCATCTTTTACACCATATAGCTGCTCAGTCCCATCAAGATTCGACTGAGGAGTAGTTATTTGATCTTAATGAGGTTTGCCATAATTAAAGTATATCACAGCTGCCATTCCATGAAATCTAAGTTTGTGCCGTCCATTAAAAGAACTCTGTCCCATCCATAAAAAGCAAGAAATTTGAAGGTTGATAGCAGATAGGAGAATACGGAGAATTCTTTACAGTAAACGGAGAATTCTTTACAGTAAACGGAGAAACTTTTTGAGTGTATATAGGTGTACAGGTATCAGGCATTTTTAGTATTTGTTATAAAGGATTTCTCCATATGTCCCGGAGGACCGCCACGGATTTCCGTAACTTTTTGAAAATACGAGCGACGTAAAGGTAAATCGGAGTAAACTCGCTCTCCTGTTCTGGTATCGATGTAGGTGTATTTTCGCATATATCTCGATCCTCTGGATCATCCCACTCAGCCTCCTCCTCCGGAGAGACATCTCCCCACTGAGGCTCTTTAGTGAAAGTGTAACGGACTATCCCTTGATCAGTTTTGACCTCGCCTTTTACGACGTGTGCTGACAAGTTCTGTCTTAGTAATAATAATACCATATCATCCAGGACGTCGACGGGGATTTTCTCGTCACAGTAAAAATCCATCACTCCAAAGACGTCATTTATTTTATACTCCCATCCCTGGTCGACAGCTTTCTCTTGAAAAATCATAACTGTATGATATCACACTCAGACACAATAAAAGCCCCGGCTCCACACCGAGGACTTTTATTACATCAGAGTCTTAGGATTAAGACGGCGCTGTTGTCAGCTTAGTGACCGCAGTCGGGATAACAGTAATGTATCCAACTCGCTGAGTCCATCGGATCGCCTCTCGATCAGTTGTAAGCAAGTTGATATTAGCATCGTCAGCCACGTTACGCACCTCTCCAGCGTCGAATCGTTTAACCTTGATCGCACCCTTGTACCCAAAGATACAAGCCTTTCGGAGATCGCCAAACAATACAAACGATGTATCGACAGCGGTATCTCCGATAGCCGGCATAGCCTCGACGAGTACAGTAGGGTATCCCCAGATTGTAGCCGGTCCAGATTGTGACGGAGCTTGATAGATAAACGCTCCAGCACCATCGTCAGCTGAGACAGCATCCTCTCGGAGCTTACGCACAACAGACATAATCGTACGATGGAGGTAATACTTAGCATTACCGAGAGCTCCAGATGGAGTCTGATCGACCATATCGATCAAGTCCTCAGCTTTCATACTCGCAAAAGTAGTTCCAGCTAGAGTAACCTCATTAGTACCAGCAACCTCAAGGAGTCCTGTAAAGTCTCCAAACGCTCCAGTCCCGTCTCCGGTAAAGAAAGCCTGGTCCTCAGCTCGAGCGAATCCCTCAGCGACACGAGACGCCATAAATGAGATAAGATCGATTTCAGTATCCTCCAACAGCTCAGATGTCATAGTCACGATCGCTCCCAATTTCTTAAGAGTTAGCGTTTCTTGACCGAGTACAGCTTGAGTCGAGTTAACGACAGCTCCCTCGTCTACCCAGTAAACTGTTACGTCAGTGACGAGATCGTTAGCCTTGTATGAGCCTTTAGTAAGCTGGACAGTTTCCATCTCACGTCGAGCAACACCGTACTCAGTCATCAAGTGTCGGATCTCAGCTGAAAGCTCAGAGTCAACAGTGTAACCAGCGTACGGAGATCCCGTATCGTCAGACGTCATTTCCTTGATCACTGACATATCGCCGGCGATAACAGCACCTACAGTCTTACGTAAAGTGCTGTTAAGCTCTTTACGTTTCGCTTGTACGTCCGGATGGTACGCACCAGCCTTACTAGCCATGAGCTCCTTTTGCTCATCCATGTACGTCTTAAGATCATTCTTAAGAGATTTCTCGAGTCGTTTACCCTCACGAGCGAATAGAGCCTTGATACCTTTTTCAACTTGAGTATCATCGTCGCCGTCCTCAGCTTGAGCCGCCTCAGCGTCCTCAGCTGTCTCCGGTAGATCAGCAACCTCAGCCGCTTGCTCAGCAACCTCAGTTTGATCATCGCTATCAAGAGCCTTTAGCATCTCGAGAGCTTTCGCTTTTTCAGCCTCCGTAGCGTAACCACGCTCAGTCAAGGACTTTAAAAACTTTAGAAACTTAGTCATAATAATTATGATTAAATCGGATAAATCGTTTTGAGTCCGTAGCTCGTAAGAGGGATCGACTGGGAGTATTACTTTTTAGCTTTGAGGAGTCTCCGGATGATCGAGTTAAAATCTCGCTTGACCTCGGTACTTTCTCCCTTGAGCATTTTCTCGATTGTATCACGAGCGATCTTAAGATCAGTCTCTTGTCGATCGTTTAATTTGTGGATTAGCTTTAGCGTAAAGAGATTTACGACTGGGAGCCTTGACCTTTTCTCCTCTGGGATTTCCGGCTCTTGCTCCTCTGGATCCGGCTCGACTGTCTCGTCCTCCTCCTCTGGAGTTTCGACCTCAGTCTCCTCCGGCTCAGTTTCAGTATCCTCCTCCTCTGGAGTCTCTACAGTTTCAGTCTCGTCGTCCTCCTCTGGAGTTTCGATCTCATCCTCAGTCTCGTCATCGTCGTCAAGGACTTTGATCGCACCCTTTAGCTCGTCAGTATCGATACCGATACTCTTAGCGAGAGTAGCCGCCGCATTAGCTGGGACCGATACAGCTGAAACCTCAAGGAGCTCAGCTTGCTTGATAGTGTAGTAATCAGTCGATCCGTCTTTTTGCTTATCAAACTCAGTCGGGATAAATCCGACAGATGAGGCATGTAAGAAACCGCCGGCGTATAGATCAAAAATGATTTTTAGCTTTCGGATTAGCATCGACAGCAAACTCCCACGTCTGGAGCATCTTAGATTTTTACCCTTACCCTCGATCCAGGTCTTAGTCGCTCGAGCGATAACCTCAGTCGCATCGTTATAATTGTGCGAGTTTAAGATGACTGGATTTTTCTTAAAGTGCTTAAGATCCCATCCGTCCTGAAGGATAGTATCGCCGTGACGGTCGACATCTTGAGACGACGCTATCATCGTAAGCGTATACTTTCTTATTGATCTCCTTAATTTCGACGGGGATCGATGTAAGTGATTTTTGTCCGGATTTGATTCTAGCCATACGCTTTGATAATTTAATACTTTAATAATAGCACACTGATTACGACTGACAGCGACAGTTTATGTACTCAGCTGGACCACCCCGTTTATCGCCCGGGTACATAAGTCCATTACTAAAAGGCATATCGAGCGGTACCTCCTCTCCGTCGAGTGATACATGATCAGCCTCATCCATAATATCCATCCCTCGAGTCTCAGAGTCGATCACTGATACCCAGATTTTGATCGGCATATTAGCCTGTCTATATCCCTCGATAGTAGCGTACTGATTTACACCGTGTACCTCAGTCCGAGCGATCGACGCCGCCCGTCCTTTACTGATACCGTCGTACGCCGTTGTAATTCTTTTGATCAGATCATCTCGAGTCTCTCCAGCCGCAAAACTAGCCGCAAACTCAGACGTCAGCTTTTTTGTGAGTCGTCACATTTTATAACCTCTGACGTCTCCTCCTTATTTGTCTCTCCATCCAGGACCGCATATCACTCGTCACATTAAAATCAAACGTCGAGCCGGCGAGCTCCATCGCATCCTCTCCAGCCTCAGCAAGTAGCTGAGTGAGCAATGGCATAAATGAAACCTTAGCGAGCTTAGCCTCGAGCTCAATACTAAAAGTCTCATCGAGCAATCCCTTGACTTTAAAAACTTTTTACGAGATTTTATCTGGTCGACGAGTCGGTCCCGTTGCTTCCGTAAAGTAAGTCTCGACGACCTTATTAAAACCCGTGATCTGTCCGTCCTCTTTTTTAGCTCGAGCGGCTCCGTACTTTTTACGTACCGCCTCATCTCGGAGAGGATGCTCGATCTCCTTAGTCGACTTGATTACTTTAATATCGTCAGCCTTAGCTTTTAGCCTCAGTACCCAGCGGTAATAAGTTAAACGGGATCATAATCACATCTCCATCCGGGAGCTCGTCATAACCGTGACGGACACGAGCCTCGTTTATTGTCATAAAGTAATTTTTGATACCGCTCTCAGTGATCTTAAGCTCCTCCTCGATATTTTCTGGAGTAGGATCGACAAACGTCAGCGTCTCGCCATCTCCGACAAGAGTACGATCAAGAGCCGTCGCTAGGTTATTGAGTAGCGGCTTAATTGTCTCACGCAAAAAGATCCGGATCGCCGCATCCGAGTTACTAAACTGTACGTCATCAAGAGATCCGAGGATCGGCTTAGGGACTCCAGTCATTATGATGATATCCTCGAGCGTCATCTTTTTAGCCTCGAGATACGAGAGCTCATCCGGAGTGAGACCGGTACGGAGATAATCAGAGTCGCCACCTAAAAAGAGAGGCGTCCCAGCTTTCCGAGCGTCAGCGTACTCCTTAGCGTAATCGTCTTTAAGTTGCTGGAGTTGCTCTTGACCGAGACGAGGAGTCTTAAACTTAAATACTCCCTCGACCTTACCACCGTTCTCAAGGACTCGAGCATGGTACGCACTGATCTGGACCTCCGTTTGGATTGTCTGGATACCAGACTTAAGGAGTGACCGACCCTGGAGAGGATTACTCGGATCTGGATTAAAGATCATTACCACTTGCTCAGACTCATATCGAATAGTCCCGGAGTTAGTCCGATACTCATAGTGATCGATATACGAATTGTCTTTACTATAAATAGGCTTGACCATATCCGGACGGAGGAGATGGAGTTTCTGTATCTTACTCGACTCGAATAACTCACGTCCGATATCCTTGACGATGTACGCTACACCGAGGACGTCGTAATACTTTTGATATAGACCCCAGAATTGAGGACCAGAAAAATAATCATTAGGATAATTTAAAACATCGAGGACCTTATGACCGAGGATCGGCTCTCCACTTTTATCACGTACGATCCACTCGACCTCTCCGACTTTTTCCGCTCGCTTAGATAACGCTCGATCAGTATAGAGACTGATATCGAGAGCCTTAAGATAATCACTGGATGACCACCTTGTCGACGCTGGTAAACTCCCAGGCAATACACCGACATTACTTTTGACCCGTTATCATCCCGGCGATATTCTTGAATAAACTCATATAACAAAATAATACCACATCATCCGGCGAAACCGACAAACGATCGGGATCGATCGGATACTACTACGTATCGACCGGCATCCATCAAGTGATTATTTTTATCCTCTGGATTACCAGTCGGGAGCTTATTACGATCGAGTCTCCATTTATAGTTTTGTCGCTCGGTATCGATATTAGAGCTCGACTCGGTATAGAACACCTCGAGACCCTGGAGTAAGTCGATCCCGGCGTTTACTGAGCCTGGACCTTTCATAGCCGGCTCGACGTACCAGCCATCTTGACAAAGCTCCTCGATAGATTTCATTTCAGCACTATCGCCATAAATAAGATCTGCTCCAGTCAGACCGAGATCCTCGAAACGCTTACTCAGAGAGTGATTACCGACGTTAGTCAGTCCAGTCTCATACAGCAACTCCTTAAACCAGACTTTATTATTGTGAGTCTTACACGCAAGGAGAGCCGCTGGATCATTAGAAAATCCAAAGTCGAGACCATACGTCGTCGGGTACGGGAGAGCATCAAACTCAGCATCGCTGATAGTTTTCCAGTTTTTAAAGATACGACCTCGAGCTCCCTCGGATACGTACCCTCTGATCATATTCCAGTAATAGTCCGGACGAGTCTCTTTATATCGCTCAAAGTTTATGATCGATGACGGATTTACGTTAACGATATTCTCCTTGTATGTTGTCGAGATGACGACGGTATCAGTCAGCTCCGGCTTTTTGACAGCCTTATAAAATCCCTCGACCTCCGGCACGTCGACCAGATTAAAAAACCGCCGGATAATCCAGTGATTTTTTTCTGGAGGATTTAACATG